ATTTAGATCAGTGTGAACCTTTAAAGAATATGGTCTTAAACCCAAAAGCCAACGATATCTATGCAGTTAAAACCAACCTGCTAGATAACAAAGGGAGTAGAGGTGAAGTGGGACTTTTTATTCCTGAACAGTGGAGTATGCCACCTTTTATTGATGACTGGGGGAATTCCTTAGTAGAGGAGGCAGTGGAAGCTATTGAGGAAGAAAGAAAAACTTGGAAAAGAGATTTAAGTCCTGAGCAATATCAACTGAGAATTTCTCAAAAACCAACAAATATTGCTGAGGCATTTGCATATCGTAAAGAGTCCCTCTTCCCTCAAAACCTTGTTTCTACACAAACACAAAAGATAGAGGATAAGGACTATCCTATAGAGTGTTTAGAATTAGAATGGGCTGAAAATGGTGTAGACGTTGTTGCTCATAAGAGTAGAAAGCAACCTATCAATACGTTTCCTGTAGATAAACGTCAGGAAGATAAGACTGGAGTGCTTTGTGTTTATGAAAGACCTACAGATAAAATAGAGTTTGGTCAGTACTATGCAAGTGTGGATCCCGTGGGTGAAGGTAAAACAACCACCTCTGAGTCACTTTGTAGTATCTATGTATACAAGAACCCCACTGAAGTTACAAAGCTTACTGACGAGGGTCCTGAGAGCTATGTGGAAGGTGATATGATTGTAGCTGCCTGGTGTGGTAGGTATGATGATATTAATAAAACACATGAGCAACTAGAGAAGATTATAGAATACTATAAAGCCTGGACTCTAGTAGAAAATAACGTATCTTTATTTATTCAGTACATGATTGCTAAGCGTAAGCAAAAGTGGCTTGTTCCTAAAGATCAGGTGCTTTTCTTAAAAGACTTAGGTAGTAACCGTAGTGTATATTCAGAGTATGGTTGGAAAAACACAGGTACACTATTTAAGAATCACTTAATTAATTACGCTATTGAGTACTTAAAAGAAGAGATAGACGTAGAGACTGATACAGATGGTACCATCCTAAAAAGAACTTTTGGTGTAGAACGTATACCAGATATAATGTTAATGAAAGAGATGCAAGCTTACCAGCCGGGTGTCAACGTGGATAGATTAGTATCCTTTGCTGCCTTGATAAGTTTTGCTAAAGTGCAACAAGCTAACCGTGGCTACCAGAAACGAATTGATAATGAGTCGTCTGTAAAATTGGATAATACGCAGAAAATGACTAAATTAAATATGAGTCCCTTTAGACATATTGGAGGGAATAGAAGAGGTGCTATTGGAGGTAAAGGAAAGCGCTCAGCTTTTAAAAATTTAAAGTAACATGCCAAGAATTATAAATGCAATGCAAGCTAAGGCTGGCGCCAAGGTTGAGAAAAACAAGATGGGTACTCTTGAACAGCCTACTCAGTTTCTTTCTGAAAAGAAAAAGAATGAGGAGTGGTTTGCTTGGAATATAGACTGGATTGAAGTACAAGGTCAAAAGCAACTTAAGAGAAACTCTAGACGTTTGCTTAAAAACTATAAACTTGCTAAAGGTATTATAGATAAGACTGACTATATCATGGAGGAAGATAACCTCTATGCTGATTTAGTAGACCAGTTAACTCAAGAGGATGTTTCAGCTTTAGAGCTTAAGTTTTACCCAATCATTCCAAATGTTATTAATGTACTTATGGGTGAGTTTGCCTCTAAGTATGCTAAAGTAACCTTTAGAGCTGTAGATGACACTTCTTACAATGAGATGTTAGAGCAGAAAAGAAACATGATTGAGGAAACTCTTTTAAGTGAAGTTGCTCAAGAAATGGTAGCTAAGCTTGCAGCACAGGGTGCTGACTTAGAAGATCCCCAAGTTAAACAAATGATGAGTAAGGAAAGTCTAATGACTCTTCCTGAAATAGAAGATTTTTTCCGTAAAGATTATAAGTCTTTAGTAGAGGAGTGGGCTAATCACCAGCTTCAAGTTGATGAAGAAAGATTTAAAATATATGAGCTAGAGGAAAGAGCTTTCCGTGATATGCTTATTACAGATAGAGAGTTCTGGCACTTTAGAATGGGCGAGGATGATTATGATATTGAACTGTGGAATCCAGTTTTAACATTCTATCACAAGTCACCAGACGTAAGATATATTTCTCAGGCTAACTGGGTGGGTAAATCTGATATGATGAGTGTTGCGGATGTCATTGACAAGTACGGGTACTTAATGACTGAAGACCAAATGAAAGAACTAGAAGAGGTATATCCATCTAGAGCTGCTGGATATGCTATACCTGGTACACCTAATGATGGTTCTTTCTATGATGGTACTAAATCACCTGAGTGGAATAGTATTGATAATGGATCATTAGGATACCGTCAGTTTATGGCAAATCATGAACTAGGATTGGGAAGTGGTGGTGACATTGTAGACTTTATATTGGGTGAATCTGAGGATTTATTTGATTTTGGTAGCACATTTATGCTAAGAGTAAGTACAGTGTACTGGAAGACTCAAAGGCGTGTTGGACACCTTACAAAAGTTTTAGAAGACGGAACAGTTATTCAAGACATTGTTACAGATGACTATGTGGTAATAGATAAGCCGTTATACAATACTAATGTTACCAGACAAAAAAGTAAAGAAAATGTAATCTTTGGTGATCATATTGATTGGATATGGATTAATGAAGTTTGCGGTGGTGTAAAGATTGGTCCTAACCATCCCACCTATTGGGGAATGACAAGCCCAAGTGGTATTGAAGCACTGTATTTGGGTATTGATAAACCTAAGCCAGGTAGACTTAAATTTCAATTTAAAGGTGATAGTTCATTATATGGTTGTAAACTTCCTGTAGAAGGAGCTGTGTTCTCTGATAGAAACACTAAGTCAGTATCTCTTGTAGATATGATGAAGCCTTACCAGATTGGATACAATATTGTAAATAATCAGATTGCAGATATTCTAGTAGATGAACTAGGTACTGTAATTATGCTTGACCAGAATGCTATCCCACGTCACTCACTAGGAGAAGATTGGGGTAAGAATAACTTGGCTAAGGCTTACACTGCTATGAAAGACTTTAGCATGTTGCCTTTAGACACGTCTATTACAAATACTGAAAACGCTCTTAACTTCCAACATTACCAAGTGTTAAATCTAGAGCAAACTCAAAGGTTACTTTCCAGAACTCAGCTTGCAAACTATTTTAAGAATCAAGCCTTTGAATCTATTGGGGTTAATGCACAGCGTTTAGGAGGTGCTAATGAGCAACAAACTGCTACAGGTGTACAAGCATCGTTGGAAAGTTCTTATGCTCAAACTGAAGGATACTTTATTCAACACTCTGATCACTTAATGCCTAGAGTACACCAGATGCGTACAGATTTAGCGCAGTACTACCATAGTAATAATCCTTCTGTTAGACTACAGTATATGACTTCAGAGGCTGAAAAGGTTAACTTTTCTATAGACGGTACTAGTTTATTGATGAGAGACTTTAACATTTTCTGTACTACAAGAGCTAACCATAGAAGAATTTTAGAGCAGCTTAAGCAAATGGCTTTGACTAACAATACTACTGGAGCAAGTATATATGATTTAGGTAGCATTATTAAGTCTGACAGTATTGCAGAGGTTAGTACTATTATGAAAAATGCTGAACAGAAGCAAATACAAGAAAGACAAGCACAGCAGCAACAAGCTATGCAAATGGAACAGCAGAGGTTACAAGTTGAAACTCAAGAAAAGCAATTAGCTAGACAGTTTGAATCTGAAGAAAATGATAAAGACCGTCAGTCTAGGATAATTCAAGCAGAAATTAAATCTGCAGGCTACGGCGCAATGCAAGATATTAATAAGAATCAGCAATCAGATTATCAAGACGCATTAAAAGATGTAAGAGATTCTGAAAGATATCAAGCTCAAATGCAGCAAAAGCGTGAGTCTGATGTAAATAAAAAAGTTATACAGCAACAGAACATTTCTCTTAAAAGGGAAGAACTTCAAGCTAAAGAGCGCATGGCTCAAACTAAATTAGAAATAGCTAGAGAAAACAAAAACAAATATGATGTTCCTCAAAAGAATAATTCTAATAATAAAGACAAATAGGTCTTAGCTATATACTGTTGAAAAACACATTTATTTTATAACGTTCTATCAAATCTCCAAGGTTTATTCCTTGGAGATTTGTATATTAATAGTGAGAGAAAACCAACAACATTATGAGTGA